TTTTACAGACAGAAGCAGCCAAGCAGCCGTAGTATCATCCTATGCTGGCGCATCCGTCTCAGCCTTCGGCCCGTTCCTGACCTCTGAGGTTTATGACCCAGCCGTGAATGGTGCGAGTGGATACTTTAACGGCCCTCCTGCCAACAAAAACTTAGTCCAAGCGGCTGAGAATTCTAATTTTGCAATAGGAACAAGCGCCTACACAGTGGAGTTTTGGACGTACTTAGAGGAATGGGCTGGCGTCCCCATGCGGTTTTTCTTGATGGGAGTCTCAGGGTTTGACGCAATAGTCTTGGGGCATGACGATGGCACACCAGACCTTTGGTTCCAAACAAAAGGGACTGGCAGCGACAATAGGTCTATGGTGCTTAACAGTTACACACCACCACTAAACCAGTGGGTTCATATTGCTATCGTCAGAGCTAATACTGGAACTAACGGTATGAGCATGTATATTAACGGTGAGAGGGTGGCACAGGGTACAGACGCAAACAACATCCCCGCTAAAGAATTTAATGTTGGTGGATTAGATTGGGCGAATGGCTACGAAGTTGATGGCTATATGTCTGACTTTAGATTTGTAATCGGCACAGCGGTCTATTCTGGCACGACCCTAACCTTACCAACAGCCCCTTTAGCAGCCATCACCAACACCAGATTGCTGCTAAACATGGCAGACGCACAGGCGATTGACAGCGCAGCGCAGCACAATCTGACGTTGGCGGATGATGTAAAACTAAGCACGGCAAAAGCTAAGTTTGGTGACACTTCAATGTTGTTTGATGGGTCTGGTAAAGCGTATATTGAAGGTTCTAACATAGTTAATTTTGGGTCAGGTGATTTCACAGTAGAGTTCTTTATGAACTCCACTACGGGAGGCGGAGAGGAAGTTCTTCTAGACGCACGAAATAGCAATGATGGTTCTGGCCCGATGTTTACTTTAGAAACAGATACTTCAGATAAGATTGTTTATCGTGTCAATGCTGGTAATAGAATTATAAGTGGCAGCGCAATATCAACAGATACTTGGTATCACATTGCTGTTTGTCGTTCTGGGACAAGTACTAAATTATTCATTGACGGGACGCAATCGGGAAGCACTTATTCGGATAGCACTGTCTACACCCAGCCGAATGATCGTTTTATTCTTGGCGGCTACTACAATAATGCAACGTACGATTTTGATGGCTACATTGATGAGTTGCGTATCTCTAAAATGGCACGTTACACCAACAACTTCACCCCGCCATCAGCACCATTCGCAGACAAAGGACAATAACCATGAAGATAGCAAAAATGAATGGTGACACTATAGTTGAGGTGGGTTCCCACAGAACACTATTTCCTAACACTAACTTCTACTCAGCTGAACCAAACGATGCATGGCTTTTAAATAATTCTTGTGTAAAGGTTGTAACCTTCTTGTCTTTTGACAATGCTACCCATAAGAGTGAAAGCGTTGAGCCATATCTTTCTGACGGTGAAGTTTACATTAGGCGTGTTGTTGAGTTAACCACTGATGAGAAGGCAGCAAAGACTGCAGCTGCTATTGCAGAAACAAAGCTACGTAACCGTGCAGAACGTGACAAACGATTAACTGACTGTGATTGGGTTGTCATCAAAGCCCTTGAGGCTGGCACATCCGTGGCATCAGATTGGGTTACCTATAGAACCGCGTTGCGGGACATTACTAGCCACTCTAACTGGCCTGACCTAGAATACCCAGACATGGATGGTACTGGTGGTGATTGGCCCACTTCACCTTAGTGATAAATAAATTAACTTTTATAGTTGACAACCAAAACAACTTAGGGTACAATGGACACACTAGACCAAATCAAACAAGCAGCTGAGACTGACTTAGCTACATTCATTAGGCTGGTAGCCCCTGAGCAACTCTTAGGACAGTGCCACGAAGATGTTTGTGATTGGTGGACAAGACCAGATCATAAGTCACACCAGCTTCTTCTCTTCCCTCGTGACCACGGTAAGTCTCGACTTGTTGCATATCGTGTAGCTTGGATGCTAACCAAAGACCCTACCCTTCGCATCCTTTACATATCAGCCACAGCTAACCTAGCCGAAAAACAACTAGGGTTTATTAAAGGTATCTTAACCTCTGAAATTTATACTAGGTATTGGCCCGATCATGTTAACCCAGATGAAGGTAGACGAACTAGGTGGACTAACTCAGAGATTATGTTGGATCATCCACTACGTAAGAAAGAAAATGTACGTGACCCCTCAGTGTTTACTGGCGGCCTTACTACTTCCCTTACAGGGATGCACTGTGACATTGCCGTTCTAGATGACATTGTTGTTTACGAGAATGCATACACAGGTGAAGGCAGAAACAAAGTTAAAAGTCAATACTCTCTTTTGTCATCTATTGAGGGAGCCAACGCACAGGAGTGGGTTGTAGGAACCCGTTACCACCCAGCCGATCTGTACAATGATCTGTTGCAAATGACAGAAGACATATACGATGATGACGGTAACAAGATAACTGAAGAGAACATCTACGAAATCTTTGAGCGTCCAGTAGAGGAACGTGGAGATGGTACAGGGCAAATGTTATGGCCTCGTACTCAACGAAGAGATGGTAAGTGGTTTGGCTTTGACATTAAAATCCTAGCTAAGAAGCGTGGGCAGTACCTAGACAAGGGACAGTTCAGAGCGCAGTACTACAATGACCCTAGTGACCCTGACAACATACCAGTAGGTAAAGACAAGTTTCAGTACTACGACAGGAAGCACCTTCGCCAAGATAACGGCTACTGGTTCTACAAGGATAACAAGCTTAACGTCTACGCTGCAGTTGACTTCGCATTTAGTTTGTCAAAGAAAGCTGACTACACAGCCATAGTTGTTGTAGGAATAGACTCAGATAACAATGTCTTTGTTTTAGATATTGACAGGTTTAAGACAGATCGTATCTCAGAATACTTTGAGCATATCTTTCATCTGTCAAGCAAGTGGTCTTTTCGTAAGATGAGGGCTGAGACATCAGTAGCTCAGGTTGCAATCGTTAAGCAACTTAAAGAGTTAGTTAAACAACATGGTCTTTCGATCAGCATCGAAGAGTTCAGACCTAACAAAAACCAAGGTAACAAACAGGAGCGTATAGCTTCAGCTTTAGAACCTAGGTACGACAACCTTAGCATGTGGCACTACAGGGGCGGCAATACTCAAATCCTAGAGGAAGAGTTGTCATCCCGCAACCCACCACACGACGATGTTATTGACGCACTTGCCTCCGTGGTAGACATGGCTGTTAAGCCCTCTCGTACTGTAAGACGAACAACTACTAATGTCGTACAGTTCAATTCAAGATTTGGTGGAGTTTCATTCTAATGGCTGGCACAACAGTTGATTTTAAAACTACGATTAACCCCCACAGTGTAGCCTCTGAAATTTCAGATCGTTGGACAGAATGGAACAATGCCCGTCAAACAAAGATTGATGAGTGGAAAGAATTAAGAAACTACGTGTACGCTACTGATACCCGTACCACAGCTAACTCTAAACTACCTTGGACTAACAGCACAACAACACCTAAGCTCACACAGATTGCAGACAACCTACACGCTAACTACTTCTCAGCCTTGTTTCCTCAGAAGCGTTGGTTTCGTTTTGAAGCTAGTGACAGTGACTCAGACACTAAAGCTAAACGAGATACTATCCAAGCATACTTAGAAAACAAAATACGTCAGTCTGACTTTGAGAACACAACAAGCAAACTAATCAATGACTATATCCAGTATGGTAATTGCTTTGCTTCCGTTGACTTTGTTAAGGACTACACCACCTATGAAGATGGTGAGAGGGCTGTCAACTACCTAGGCCCTAAGCTAGTACGTATCTCTCCTTTTGATATATGCTTTAACCCTTTAGCTCCTGACTTTGGTAGCTCCCCTAAGATCATTCGTTCTATTATGACAAAGGGTGAGGTTAAACGAAAGATTGATGAGACAGTTGACAACGCCTACATGGAAGAAATCTTTGAGAAGATGCTCTTCAATAGGTCAGCTGCTAGTGGTACTGATGTTGATGTGTCAAAGTCTCAGGCATTTATTGCGGATGGTTTCTCTTCCTTACAGGAATACTATGAGTCAGACTTTGTAGAGATACTTACATTCTACGGTGACATGTATGACGCAGACCATAACCATTACCACAAGAACCGTATCATCACAGTTGTAGACCGATCCTACGTCCTGTCCAATGAGCAGAACCCTAGCTGGTTAGGTAAGGCTTCTGTCTTCCACGCAGGCTGGCGTGACCGTCCTGACAACCTCTACTCTATGGGGCCGCTAG